GATATAAAAACAATTATACTGTTACACCCGGCAATTCTTATACAGTTGTTGTTGGGTCCGGAGCATTGCCCGGCACAGGTGCTGGTGGCAACAGTTATTTTGGTAATTTATGCACCGTTTCAGGCCGTGGTGGTGGCGGTGTAACATTTGGGTGGATTTCCGGCAATGGTGGAACTTATACTGGGGATGGCGGTGGCAATGGCGGCAAAGGCGCAAATGGCGCTCAACCATGCATAGGTGGCAGCGGTGGCGGTGGGGCCGGGGGGTATTCAGGAACCGGCGGAGCAGGTTCCCAAACATCAAATGTTGCTGGTTCGGGATCTGGCGGTGGCGGTGGTGGTGGCCGTGGTAATCCAACTTCGACGCGGGGTGGCGGCGGCGGTGGTGGTGTAGGACTTTTTGGGCAAGGTAGTAATGGTGCCGCCGGGTCTGGCTTTGGATTAGGTGGCGGGGGTGGGTCTTGTGGTGTATCTGGCAATAATTACTCCTCATCAAATGGTGGGCAAGGTGGAATATATGGTGCAGGCGGCGGGGGGAAAGCCGGAGTTTTCTGTGCCGCCAGTGGGGGTAATGGCGCAAATGGTGCAGTCCGTATCATCTGGCCCGGATGTAAACGATCTTTTCCTTTAACATGTGTGGGGTATCCTTAAAATGCCAATGGAATTATATATTCAAGTTCGTAACGGTCAGCCGTTTGAACACCCAATTTTTGGTGACAATTTTCGTCAAGCCTTTCCCAGCATTGATGTATTCAATTTACCACCTGAATTTGCTGTGTTTGAACGGGTGCCACAAAATGTAATGCCCGGCCCATTTGAAGTGGCTGAAGTCAGCTATCAGTGGTTTGATAAGATCGTCAAAGACGTATGGTCTGTTCGCCCAATGACGGATCAGGAAAAAGCTACAAAGATTGCTGAATATCAAGCAAACAAACCATTCCCGTCTTGGACGCTTGACGAAACAACATTGACATATTCTGCGCCAACGCCTAAACCGCAGGACGGTAAATTATATCGTTGGGACGAACCAACATTATCTTGGATTGAAATAACACCGCCACCCGCACAATAAGGGGTTATGATGATAAAAAAAGAGCAACTTGATGTCGCGTACCATTTTCCGTGCGCGATTTATCTTATTGAAAAACCAGAGTTTATAGAATCTGTTTTGGCAGTAAGTAACGAATCATTAGAAAAAAAACATAAAGAACGGGACATGGATGAAATCTATCCCGTTTACATGTCTGATAATTTCCCTTTCGACCTTCGCGTCCAAGAGTTTGCAGGATATGTCGGATCTACCGCATGGAATATCCTTAATGAGCAAGGGTATGATATGCAAAACCTTGAATTGTTTTTTACGGAAATGTGGACGCAAGAGCATTACAAGCACTCCTCAATGGAGCAGCATGTTCATGGATACGGGGCGCAGATTGTTGGGTTTTATTTCCTAGAGGTACCGGAAGGTTCTTCCCGCGTTATCTTTCATGATCCTCGCGCCGGTAAAGTTCAAAATGACTTGCCGGAAAGGGATCCTAATAACGCCTCTATCGCAAGTCGGATGATTAATTTTGAACCAAAACCGGGTTTGTTGATGTTCACAAACTCTTGGCTCGCGCATTCGTTTACACGGCATGCATCTGATAAACCTATAAAATTTGTGCATTTTAACTTAAATGTGCAACTTGCGAATGCCGCATCTCCAGCGGCTGAAGTCGTATGAACAAGTACTCCATAAGGTTTAATAAATCCCGTGGTCAAAATGGCCGCGGGACCGTTGATCATGTGTGGAGAGTGTTTGAAAATGATGGGAAAGAGTATCTTTTTAAACATTTGGATATAACGTGCCCCATTAAAAGCGAAAAGGACAAAAGCGGAGGGGATTGGAACATTGTTTGTTATGGATATCTAACGGCGGACCGTGAGACTTCGACCGCAATTATTATTCCAAATGAACCTTTAAAACCGGAATAAACTACTGTATAATTTGTGGGAACTTGGTCCTAATGGGTGATGCATGTCCGGCACATTAAAAGTAACAACACTGCAAGATGGCGCATCATCCTCCGCCAATATAACATTTGATTCGTCTGCGGGTGTCGGAATTGGGGGATCTGCGCCCAATGCTTCCGCTATTTTGGATGCACAATCAACGACACGTGGTTTGCGTCTCCCCAATATGACGACAACACAAAAAAACGCCATTTCTTCTCCTGCCGCTGGTTTATTGGTTTTTGATACCACCTTGGGTAAAGCTTGTGTTTATACGGGCTCCGCGTGGCAAACGATTACGTCTTCTTAAAGGAACAAAACATGAACAGCCCCATCAATCTCGAACATACGATTGAAGAGTTAAACGCAATCATTCATGCGTTGGCGGCAAAACCATACGCTGAAGTCGCGGACTTGATTCACAAAATAAAAATTAAAGCGGAAGAACAAATTGTAAACGCTGCTAAAGCCGTTGAAACTGAATTTACTCCTGTTGATCCGCCAAAGGAATAGGCCATGACAAATGATCATGAATCAAGTTTAGTCATTGATACGGCGGTAGCGGGGGGCGTTATGACGATGCCCCTTTGGGCTGTGAGCCTGAATGAATGGCTTCACTTCATCATGACAATCATGGGTTTCTTCCTTATCCTTTATCGTTTGTATGTGTTGGCAGCGGACATCAAAAAAAGCAATATGAAGCCTGACTAATAAGGAAATAGATTATGAGCGGGCTTACTTACTCCACATATGTCACCCAAATCGCGACGATGGCGGTTGTTCCCACGTCTGATCCAAACTTTCAAACGATCCTTCCGTCAATGATCGACTACGCCGAATTGCGTATGCAGCGTGATTTGGACTTTTTGAATACGGTATCAAGCTCCTCATACACCCCCGCAACGACTGGCCCGACACTATCCCTGTCCACAAACACCACGAATTACCCATATGTCACGGTGCAGAATATTGCTGTAGCGGACCCTACAACGGGGTTTACGAAGCAGTTGACGCCCGTTTCCAAAGAGTTTGTGTATAACGTTTACCCGATTGGATCCACAACTGGATTGCCCGTTTATTACGCTCCCTTTGACGATAACGTGTATCTTTTGGGTCCGCAGCCGGATCAGGTTTATACGTATTCTGTCGTGGGGACACAGCGGTTTGTGTCGTTGTCGCCCACAAACCCAACGACCTTTATTAGTCAATATTTGCCGGATATCTTTATCATGGCATCCATGATTTACATCTCCGCGTATCAACGCAACTTTGGGAAGTTGAATGACGATCCCCAGATGGCGCAAACGTATGAGAGCCAATACATGACGCTTCTGAGGGGCGCGTCGGTCGAAGAGGCCCGCAAGAAGTTCGAGGGCTCCGCGTGGTCTTCTATGTCTCCTGCTGTCGCTGCAACTCCGACGAGGTAACAGATGCCTCATGCAGCCCTTACAATGGTTCCCGGAGTCGATTTAGTCAAAACGCCCGCATTAAACGAGGCGGCTATTTCGTCATCCAATCTCATTAGATACTTGCCTGACCGGCCCGGTGTTGCGTTTCCGCAACGATTGGGTGGTTGGGTGCAGTATTATAACAGCCCTATTGCTTATACTGTTCGCGCATTGAAAGGGTGGGAAGATTTATCCGCTAATAACTGGTTGGGGATTGGTACTACGGGCGGTGTGTACGCGTTAAATAACAATACCCTATATGATATTTCCCCTAAAACCGCGACAACAAACCATACGCCAAACATTGCAACAACGTCCGGCTCTACAACTTTCACAATCAATGATACCGGAAGCAGCACAAACGTATTCAGTTACGTGTATTTTAATACGCCCGTCAGCGTTGGGGGGACTACGTTAACGGGTGTGTACCCGATTAATACGGTTGCCAGTACGGCTCAATACACAATTTTAAGTTCCCCTGCCGCTACTTATACGAACGTAGAAACCGCTACAATTACTAATGCATCTCCCGCTGTCATTACGGTAGCGTCTGCGCCTGTCACGGGGACTGTCGTTACGTTTTCAACGACAGGTACTCTTCCGACTGGCATTACGGCGGGTACGCAGTATTTTGTACGGAACATTAATTCCACAACCTTTAACATATCAGCAACACCCGCTGGTTCTTTAATTAATACGTCATCTGCTGGGTCAGGAACGCACACCGCGACTTTCCCGGGGCAGGTTCCTTATTTTACGACCGCTAACGCATCTCCAACTATTTCCGTTTTGTTTCCCAATCACGGGCAGTCAGTTGGCAATACATTTTCCGTAACAGTCCCCACAACATTAGGCGGGTTAACTCTTTCTGGGTTATACACTGTATCAACGGTTACGGATGCAAATAACTTTACGTTTACGGCGGGTACCCTCGCATCCAGTATCGCGTCATCGTTTGAAAACTCCGGCAACGTTAATCTTGTGTACTACTATTCCGCTCCTCCCGCGTATGGGGCTACGGGCTATAGTGCGGGAGCATATAGCTCTGGGGCGTATAGCGGTGCATCATCGTCGTCTGTTGCGGGGACTAATTACGCAAGCAGCAATTGGTTTTTAGATAACTTTGGGCAAGATCTTGTTGCGTGTCCACCGGGTGGACCGTTGTTCATTTGGATCCCCCAATACAATATCTCCAACCTTTTTTACATTCAAAACGCCCCTGTTGTAAACCAAGGGTTCTTCGTCGCGATGCCGCAACAACAGTTGGTCGCGTGGGGATCCTCGTTCTCTGGGGTGTCCGATCCCCTACTTTTGCGCTGGTCTGATGTATCAAACTACAACGTTTGGATCGCGCAGTCCGTTAATCAGGCGGGTTCTTTTCGTATCCCAACGGGCAGTAGAATCGTATCCTGTATGCAAGCTCCGCAACAAGCGTTGATTTGGACGGATTTGGATGTTTGGGCGATGCAGTACGTAGGTGCTCCGCTCGTCTATGGGTTTAACAAAATCGGGTCAAACTGCGGTTTAATCGCACCAAAAGCAGCAGCTCAACTGAGTAATATGACGTATTGGATGTCGCAGAAACAGTTCTTCATGCTTTCCGCGAACGGTGTGCAAATGATTCCGTGCCCCGTATGGGACGTGGTTTTTCAAAACCTCAACACAACATACGTTAATAACATTCGCGCAGCCGCTAACACCTCGTTTAACGAGATCTGGTGGTTCTACCCATCCAGCGCAAGTACGAACGGTGAGAACGATTCTTACGTCAAATACAACACGCTCTTGCAAGTGTGGGACTATGGGTCGCTGAGTCGCACCGCGTGGATTGATCAATCTGTCCTCGGGCAACCGATTGCTGCGGGGGCGGATAGGTATTTATATCAACATGAAGTCGGTAATTCCGCTAACGGACAGCCGATGGATTCAAACATGACGACAGGTTATTTTGCAATGGCTGAAGGGGATCAACAAGTATTCGTTGATCAAATATGGCCGGATATGAAATGGGGTACGTATAACGGCACTAATAACGCGACCGTTTATTTGACTATTAACTCTGTCAACTACCCCGGTGATACGCCTATTACTTACGGCCCATACCCGATGACTCAAAGCACTGAATATTTATCTGTGCGTGTACGTGGTCGTTTGTTTTCTTTTACTATTGGGTCTATGGACGCGAATGGTAATCTTGTCGGGGGTGAGATATTCTGGAGATTGGGTAAAATCAGGTATCGGCTTGCGCCGGATGGGAAATACTAATGGCAAGTACAGATGATCTCTTATCCGCGTTAAAGAACGTTGTTGTGGCTCTCAACAACGCGAACCAGTTTTACAAACAGGGTTACGCGCAATTCAATACTTTGGGGGTATCCGTTTCATCTGTTATTTCCCCTAAAAGCGGGCGCGTATATTCAATAAATGTGACAACTGCGGGATCAACAACGGGTGCGATTTATGATAGTAGCACAGTTGCTGGTGCTTCTTCTTCCAACTTAATATTTGTAGTCCCAACAACAGTCGGTCAGATAAACCTTAATTTTCCGTTTAATAACGGGCTTGTATATGTCCCCGGGTCAGGACAAGTCGCAAGCATATCGTATACATAGGATATGAGTCATGACATCAACATACACAACCAATAAAGGTTTTGATAAACCAGCAATCGGTGACGATGTTGGTACATGGGGCAATAACGTCAACTCCGACTGGGATATCGCGGATAAAGCGTTTGGCGGGAACGTTACATACGCGTTTACAAGCAGCACCGTGAACCAAACGGTCTCTCAAACGGACGCGCAGAACCAGCGTATTACCCTTACGGGCAATACCGGATCAGCTTATACTTTCGTAGGGGTTGGGTCTATTACGGGTACTGTATTGACAATTACCGCCATTACCAGCGGGACATTGACAACGGGTGCTATTATTTCCGGGTCCGGGGTGTCCGCTGGGACCACCATTGTCAATCAATTGACCGGTTCTTCAGGCGGTATTGGGACATATACGGTGAGTATATCTCAAACCGTTGCGTCCACGACCATTAACGCAAATAACGGGACAATTACGTTGACTTTCGGGTCAACCTACGCGGGCAGTTGGATTGTCGTTAATAATACAACGGGTCCAGCCGCAATATACGCGTTGACTTCCACTTCGGGAAGTACGGGGGTTTATGTCAATCAAGGTGTCGCGAGTCTTATTTACTCGGATGGGACGAACGTTGGGTATGCGGACAGCCGATTATCCGCAAGCGTAGCCGCGACGGGCGGTGGTTCAGATCAAATATTTTATCTTAATGGTCAGACGATTACGACGAGTTACACGATCCCCTCGAACCAAAATGCCATGACGGCGGGTCCAATATCCATAAATGCTGGCGCAACCGTAACAATTAGTAGTCCAACTGTTTGGACAATCGTTTAAATTAACTGTATAAAGATTAAAATTCTGGAGACTGGATATGGGTGACTTTTCCGAATACTTGCGTAGATTAGGGATTCTTGGGTCTGATAAAGGCCCGGATGATGCCGACGCGCCTATTACCCGCCCCGGNATGGATGCGATGTCTAGAATGCCGCCCGTCTCCACGGTCTCTTCTACTACGCCTCAAGCACGTCCTTCGTTCCGTCAATCTGAAATTTCCTCAATGGATAAATTGGGGCAAATGCAAAGTTCCGTTCCTACCGAACCGGATCGCATTAGACCCATGCCCACCGGCCCTATGCGCTCTCAAGCGCAGCCCACAACAACGGGTCGTGTTTCTGCGCCCTCACAAGCCCCTACACAGGCTCAAACGCCCGCGAATCAAATTTACTACCTTGACCGTGGTAATGGCGGNCCATTGACCCCTATGGGCAGTCAGCTCCCCAAAGGCATGTCTCCGGGTGCACAACCGGACGGTAGTTATATCTTTGGTNCCGCAGCGCCTACTAAATCTTTGTTTGGTGGGAATCAACAGCAGCAACCATCCAACGTTCCGACTCCTCCGCCTCGTCCCGCGAATTTAGGTGCAGCGCCTCAACAGCAGCAGCCGCAGAAGAATATGGATTATGGTGACCGTACGCCACCTTTAGCGGTTCGTCAGCAACAGCAACAGCAATCTGCTACCCCTCAAGATGATAGTGGGTTCCGCCAAATGGCTTTGGCGCGGAACAAAGAATTGGTCGATATGGGTCTTTCTGGTGATAAAGCCGGTGGACGTATCAATCACGCTCATAAGATCGCTAGAGAGAAAGCCACGCCTTGCCACAGCGG